ATCAAATTTATCACTATACCATTCTTTGGATGATATTTTCTTAGGTAATTTAACCTGACACCCTTCAAATTCAAAATCTGTAATATTCCTTCCTTTAGGTGTTTTATTAAGAAGTTTAACTGAATATACAATTTCTTTACTATCTGTTTGATAATCAGGTCCATTTCCAGTACCATCACAATCATAATCACAGAATACATCTTTTTGTACTTGACCTCTACCTTTTCTTCTTTTTCTGATTTTAAGGTTTCTCTTAATAGCTGGAAAATATAATGAACCATTTATCCAATCATTATAAAAATCCAAATCCAACATACCTAAATTTGTAGCTAATTGCTCTAAGGAACATTCTACCCAATCACTGATATTATACCAAAATACACCAGTACATGTTTTACATTCTCTTACTACATCATCTACACCACAATTACCTATTGATCGTAATGTTGGTTGAAAAATTGATCCTTCTGATGCGCATTTTAATCCAATTGGTGCTATCTTTTCACAACATACTCCATTTAAACAATTTCTAGCTGCACCTTTTACAGTCTTACCATTCTCTTCTGCTTTATCATTAAAATATATATCTGACCCATATTTATCACAGGATGGGCAACCATCACAACAATTTTTATTTACACCATAACCATCACCCCTTATTCCTGGTATAAGGCTAGGTCCTTTCCCATTATTAGGTGCTTCTGGATCTACCTCATCATCATTTGTACACGTATTACATAAACCTTTAAGGGGTGCTATCCAAGTCGGTGCAGGTGCAAATGTTATACATATACCTAATATTCTTATTCCATCCTCACATTCTGGTTTATCACATTTTCTAACTTTAAAATCTCGCTTCCACCATTTTTTATTAATAAACTCATAATTAAAGTCAGACACATTAATTCTTCTACATCCTACATAGCTAACACCAGTTTTTCCTTGTGTATCTATCTTCATACAGTCTGGACTAGAATACCATACATTCTCAACGCGCCACATTTTTTGAGGAATATCTTCATCGATATCTGGATCTTCATCAACTCTATTGGTATTACTATTTGAAGCTCTCCACCATCGTTTATTTGGATACTCTTCAAACCATGGAGATTGTGCTATATATACATCACTCTGCCCATTAAGAGGTAAAAGCTCATAACCAATACAATTTCTTATTCTTCTCTTAGAAGGTATATCACCCCTAAATGTCCAACATGTTTTCCAGCCACCTTCTGCACCTAAAGACTCCCCAACCCAATCAGATGGTCTTCCACAATCATTACTATCAATGTCATCGTCATCTTCTTCTTCCGCAACTGATAAGGATTCTTTATTATGAATCCAATTCTGTTGTTCTCGTCTTTTTTTAGCACGCCTTTGCTCATCATCTCCTTTTTTTCCACTAAATAAAGTCCAAATACCTCTCCAACCATCTATCCAAGTATCTTCATTATAGTAATTATTTAACTGACCAGATTCTGACCACGAAGTTGAAGAACTCTTATTAGAAGCACCTAATACATGATTTGCAGATCCACCTAATTCAATACCCACAACAGATCCCCAAGAACTTCCATCATATCTTTGAGTCTTCATATTATTTGTGGCTTGAAGTGTCCTTCCTCCAGCATTTTCAAAACCTGAATTTAAACAATACCATACTATTCTTAATTCACAGATATTACTAATAACACTATTAATAAATTGTACTATTGTATTAACAAATGCAACAATCCACCCATACACAGTTAATATATAACATAGTATATTGTATAGTGGGTGAGTTTTTGTAAATAACCTATTGTATGGTAATTTATTATTACCCGATCCATCTAATATATTCTTAATTCCAGTAAAGTTTCTTTGTTCACTTCCTTCACTGGGGTTTGGTTGATATCTAGGTATATATTGCCTAACAGTATAAACTTTTTTCCACCTAAAAGTGTAAAAATCTTCTAGGTAATTATATTGTATTGTTGGATCTGTTTTTGCAGGATCACTTTCATTAAAGAAACTTAGTTGTCGATTAATTTTGAATATTGGGTTTCCAATCTCTTGAGCTGTTTTTAATTCTTCTGAACTAAAAACATCAAATTCGTAATTATTAGTCATATTAGGGACTAACAATTTTGCTCTAGTACTTTTTTTAGTAATACCATTGGTACCCATAGATATTCTAAACCTATAATCTCCCTCTGAAAATACTCCTTTATCTCCATCAGGACTAGGAACTAAAGCACCAAACTCATCTGTAACCAATTTTCTTAGATTCATAGGTAAATCAAATGCCCAGTTACCATTTTCATCAATTGCCTCTTTAGGTATGTCCTTTGATTTTATGATACCCCCATTACTAGTTCTAGTTATGGCTTCAATATTACCACCACCAGTAATTAACTCAGACATTTTACCCATTTTCTTTCTGGCCATACCGTTTTGACTTAACGCATTATTTTCACTATCTGAAAATAAACTACCCATAAAGATAGCGGTAGGTGTTAAATCATAGTCTGTAATACTATAATCAAATCTAGTAATACCAACCTTTCTACTAATTTCTAAATCATCAGACCAGAAAGGTAATACTTCAATTATTTCACTTTTATTTATAATCTGAGGTAACTTATCTAAATCGTTACCACTCTTAAATGTAAAATTGTCTTCAAATTCTTCTTTGGGTTTACCCTTTGCAATTAACTCATAAGGTCTCGCAGATAAAAACCCTATATCACTTACATCCGCATCAATAAAAACTCTTTGTTCACCAACAGGGACACCAAAAAACATATAATCACCAGAATCGTTAGTTGTAGTTGTAAATTTATAATACTTATCATAAATCTCAACCATTGTTGCGTTATCTAATATTTGTCTTTTATTAGGAAACGTACCTACTGGTGTATGATTTTTATTTTGTTTAGTGTTTGGTAATATGTTATATCTTACACCATTACTATTTTTATCACTAATAGTTTCATAAGGGTATATTTGACTTATTATCTCGTCTTGTTTATCACTTTCTGTTAAAGGAATAAATATAGAAACTTTTACATTTTTTAACCCAAAACCATTATTAATATCAACTCTACCAGCAACAACACCATAATTAGATTCAAAACTTCTGTAAGCATCTTCTTGTGTAATAGTTAAACTTAAAACATTTAATTGATTAAAATTTTGTTCTAAATTTACACTTACATATTTATCATCACCCCCTGGGGTTGTTCTAATTCTAATAGATTTTGACATAAATAATATTTACACATTGTTATTACCTTTTTTATTGTTAACTAATAATTCTACCCCAGCTAATTCTACTTCTCCACTATAATTTGATTTCTCAACCAATTCTTTATCAATTAATACATCAATTTCTGATGACGAATATCCTATGTTTTTTGAAAACTGCTTTTCTCTATTTCTTTCTTTAAGGTTAGATCTAAATTGTCTCCATTTTCTCGAAGGGTAAGTCAACATTAAAAGTAAACCATTTACTGATAAACCATTACTTTTTTTATCAAACTTAAAGAAAAATGTAGCAAAAATGTAAAATAATAAGTAAACCGCAAATAATGGTATTGCAACTAAAAGGGCACAAAACATAATGGATTTAACCGCAATTCCTTGTGGTGCCATATCTGCCAAACCTTTTAACATACTATTATCATCCTCACTATATTGTTGAGTATTGGTTGTGGTTTTATTACCATCAACTTTTTCAAAACTTATATCTTTTGCACCTTTTTTATTTTTCTTTTTTGATTTACACGTATTGCATCCCATATCTATAAAATTTTTACTATAAAACTACTTTAACTTCTATTAAAACTAAATACTACGTTGTTTTTATTCTTATACGAATATCTTTATTAGGGTACTTTATCTCAAACATAGAGTTGGGTTCCCCATATAACAAATAAGAATCTAATAAATTAATTTGCCTCAAATCACTATCATCATTAATATATGGTTGTGATATTTCATTAACAGAATAATCACCATTAACTTTATTAAAAACTCTTAAATCTATAACATTTAAAACCTGCGCCACACTATTTATTGTTTCTATTAATTTAGATATATAAATGTTGTCTCCCATTTCCCACTTATTAATATCTAAATAATCAACAATCACTTTATTTACACCACTAACAACTTCTGATTGTGAAGCACCTCTTTCAACGAATAAATCTACTTCAAATCCTAAGTTTATTATTTTTCCGTTTGTAACATCAATATAATCATTTATCATTCGATAATCTGAAAGGTATTCTGCAATATTCTCTTTCATTGTTGATGTAGATGTATTACTTAACTTAGACTCACTATCTAAAGTTAAGACAGAAACTTTTATCTTATTTCTTTCTTCCCATACACCACATCTAAATGGTACACCAAATTTACCTGGCATTAAATCAATTCTATTTTTATAATCTGGTATAGTAACTACCCTATTTTGTGCAGAGAAGTTATATTTGATTAAGTTTCTTAATTCTTCTACTGAAGGAGCTGATTTTCCTCCGATCGCTGGTATTGGATTATTAACAACTAAACTATCTCTCACTTTTTTATTTTCTCTTGAGTCATCACCCGCAACAATTATATTTGTTGTCCCAACTCCATTAATCGTATTAACCCCTAAATTACTTTCTGCACCACCACCAACTCTGTACTTGATGAATAATGTTGTGGAAGGTTTAGGTATCTCACCCAATGATAAGTTGTTTACAAAATTACCAATTCTATCAATTTGCCCTTGACATCCAACAAAATCATTCAATGCTGATGTATCTTCATCACCACCACCTAAAATAATTTTACAAAATCCTTTATCTGTAAATTCTTTAATGAATCTTTTAGACACATTAACCCAACTACCGGGTTTTACTGATGAATTATCTGTTATGATATCATTTTTTTCCATAAATTTTTGTGATTCTGCAAGTGATACAACCTCATAAAAATTATTTTCGAAAACTGAAAACTCTTCATTTGTTGGTGTTACTGATATATTTGTACCCTCTACTTGTAATATATTTTCAATAGATAATACATTAGTTTCTGGTAATATAACTTCTAAAAATGGTTTATAATCCTCACTACTAATAACTCTCTTAAATGTTTTAGTAAATCCGTTATAACACAACTCTCTCTTTGTTAATGTGTAACTTTCAATATTATTATTACTATTAAAGTTTGGTGATAATATTAGGTTTGGTATACCACCACTAGTAAATGGTGAAGAAAAATCACAATCTTCTATTAATTCAAATACTTTTCCTGCACCTATTGCTTGTGATCCTTTCTTTATAATTGGTGCATAAGAAATATTATATGTACTACCTTCAGCATCTGTTCCAGCAACTGGTACTACAACTGTCCAATCAACAATAGTAACGCTAGGTCTGTTACCTGGAATGTTTAACCCAAATGTTCTCGCAAGTTCTAATAAGGATGACCTTTCTTGCATGTAACTGATTTGAGTTTCGTTAAATGTCCTATCAGTATGGTATGATAACATATCTCCAACCGCAGCGTTTAATTCTAATAACATCATCCCTACAGATGCGTCATTGAAATCTGAATATACATCCGGATAATATTGTTTTACGAAATTTACTAACTCACTTCTTACCTCTGCGAAGTTCCTAGCGTTATAATCTATTTTTTTAGCCATATTAGAATGTTATTTCTACTGTGTCTTGGGAATTAAATACCCCTTCTGTTATTGTATATGTAATGATAACCTTAATCGCTTCTTCAATATCCATATTCTCAAACACAATTTTATTTATTTGTAAGTTTGGAATATAATTTATAATAGTTTGGTTTAAGTTATCCTTAATTTCATCTTGTGTTATTTTATCGTTTGGCTCAAAGATATATTTCTTCAAATCACTACCAAAATCTGGTAGGTATAACCTCTCTCCCTTATTTGTTAATAATAGGTGTAATAGATTTGATCTAACTGCATCTTTAGATGTTTCAGTCATATCTAAATAATACCCCTTACTACTATCCTCAAAAGGAAAATTTATATTTATAGTCTTA